TGAAGATGCTTTTATTTCGTCAACAGGAACTGCAGAGACAATCCTATTGTCATTAGCAAGAACCAAGTAAGTACGACCTGTCTCAATAGTCGTTCCTTCTTCATCAAATATACCAACAGACCCAGTCTTGTCCAAAATTTCAACTCTTGACCATCCCTTTCCTCGTTTGATTGCTTTAACCATACCCAAAAGAATAAAAGATCCCTTTTCTTCAAATGAATCTATGTCTTGAATAAATGCATAGTAATGAGAGGGAATTGTTATATTAAACTCTGGAAGGTTTAAGTATTCATAAATATTTTCTTTAATTTCAGAATCATTTCTAGGATTATCTGAAAAGGTAGCAGCACCTATAACTCTTAAGGCTTGCAATGCACGACTATTAACTCCATTACCTTTTGTAAAGGTAAACTCTTCAAGTTCTTTATAAGAGTTAAATGGTCTTGCTGCAATGTATTTTGCTGCAATATTATTTGAAATATACTTAATGCCAGTTAAGCCGAAACGAATTCCTTTACCTTCAATTTTAAAATCAAAGTCTGAATCGTTAATGTGTGGCAGTTTAACTGAAATGCCCATACGCTTTGCTTCAATTAGATATTCTGTACGACCATCTTTATCTTTCTCATTCTTAAGAAGAGCAAACATAAACTCAAGAGGGTAGTAGTACTTTAACCACGCCGTCCAATACGAGAGCGTAGAGTAAGCAACCGCATGACTCTTGTTGAACGAATATCCCGCATGCGCTTCAAAGTCATGCCATAAATCACGAGCCTGATTGGGAGCAATATAGGCAGAAGCGCCAGTAATAAAACGCTCTTTATAAATATCGAACTCTTTCGCATCCTTTTTCTTTCCAATGATTTTACGAACCTTGTCAGCATCAGACATTGACATTCCACCTAGGTGAACGCAAGCCTGCATAACCTGTTCTTGGTATAGGATACACCCATATGTATCGTCGGTAAACTCTTTCATAATCTGATGAATATATGACACATTTTGTTTACCGTGTTTACGAGCAATGTAGTCTTTACCAATAGTATTCATGGCTCCTGGACGTACTAGAGCGTTAGAGGCTGCAAGTTCGTTAAAATTCTTTACGCCCATCTTAACTAAAAGGTTTGTGTATGGTGTTGCTTCACATTGGAATACACCCTTTGTGTACCCGTCAGAAAGCATCTCATAAACTTTTGGATCTGCCATATCAAGAGATAGTAAATCAATTTCTTGATAGTGATTTTCTTTAATCATTGCAACTGCATCTTGAATTACGCTAAGAGTTTTTAGCCCAAGCGCATCAATCTTAATAAGACCAATTTTTTCAGCCTCTTCCATATCAACTCCAACAACTGGAATTCTTTCATCTGAGCCAGGAGAAGAACGAGTTTCTAATGGAGCGTATCTAAAGATTGGATTTTTACTAGTAACAACACCAGCAGCATGAATACCAGTTCCTCTGATACGACCACGAAGTTGTTCTCCGTAGATTTCTACTTCTGGATATTTCTCACGAAACTCCAGTGTTGTTTTTGAAGTGCAATACTCATCCCATGTATCAACTAATTTTAAAACCTTATTAACATCTGTAAGAGGAATGTCTAATACTCGTGCAACGTCTCTTACTACACCCTTATCTTTAAACTGTAAAAATGTAGCAATAGATGCAACGTGTCTATATTGTCTAACTAAATAATCTTTTACTTCATCACGACGTGTATCTTGAATATCTGTGTCAATATCTGGAAAGTCATTACGTTCTGGGTTAATAAATCGGAAGAACAAAAGACCGTGCTCTATTGGATCAATTGTTGTGATTCCAAGTAAATAACAAACCAAAGAACCAGCAGAAGATCCACGTCCTGGACCAACCAAAATATTTTCTTTCTTTGCCCAATTAATCATATTGCTTACTACAAGAAAATATGGAGCAAACTTTTTATCTCTAATAATAGACAATTCCTCATCAAGCCTTTGTTCATAAATATCATTGCCAAGCCAATTATCTGTAAGTCGTTTTTCTTCAAGACCTGCAAGCGCTAGGTTTGCCAATTCCTGATCTGGATCTTTGTACTGAACTGGAAGAAGATTTAGCCCATCTTGTATGTTGTAGTCTTCTACTGTATCTGCTAATAATAGTGTGTTTGAGTATATGTCTTCTCTATCAATACCCTGCTTTTTCATAGCAGCCTTGATTTCATCATAAGATAATAAGTGGATATCAAATTTATTAAAAGTGATGTCTCTATCTTTGCCATAAAGATAATCAAGTCTATCCATCATAGAAGAGTACTTTGTGGATTTTGAATAAGTTATATCTTTTTGAACCTTGGCATGCGTGTTTAATAAAAGTTTAAACTCTTGAACTTCTTTTTGTGAGGGATCAACATGATGACAATCTGGTGTAACAACTACCTTTATTTCAAACTCGTCTGCAAGTTCAATCAAATATTTATTTATTTCAGGGGCATTGTGTGGCATAACTTCAACATAGTAATCGCTACCAAAGTTGTCCTTAAACCATTGAAGGTGCTTCTTTGCAAGTGCAAACTCTTGTTCCTCTAATGCCTTAACAAGAACGCTACTTGGACAGGCAGATGTAACAATAATGCCTTCTTTATATTTTTGTAGTATTGCAAAGTCAAACCTTGGTTTTTTAAAGAATCCATCAGTCCATGCAATTTCACTAATTTTGTTAAGATTTTCTAAACCCTTTTGGTTCTTGGCTAGAAGGATAATGTGGTTATAGACAAGATCTTGTTGACCTTCTCTTTCAGACTTATCTCTTTTATCAGATATGTCTGCACACATGTATCCTTCTAGACCAAGGATAGGCTTTACATTATTTGCTTTTGCAATACGGTGCAGTTCCCTATGCCCAGATAAAGTACCGTGGTCAGTGATTGCTATTGCTGGCATCCCTAACTCAACTGCACGGTGCACATATTCTTCTGGAGTAGCAACACCATCAAATAATGAATAGTGTGTATGTAAATGTAAGCCTACGTAATTCATCTTACCAGTCTGTGTTGGTAGCAGATGAAGATGTTGGACCGTCAAAGCCTAAATAAAATGCCTCTTGTTCAGCATAAGGAATTTTCTTTAGTGCTAACTCAAGTGGATAAGGCTTAATTGCTGCCCAGTCAAATGGTTCTGTGTCTGGTGCGCCTGGAATGGTTGTGTAACTTGTTTCAGTACCCTGACCATTACGCTTTACTTTCCAGATTACGTTTGATATGCTACCTGTTTCAAGTGCATACTCACGAATTGTGTTAAATGCTGATTGCTTGCTTACACCCATTGACCAAATAGCCACATAAGGTGCCTCAATGCCATCGTCAACTAGAACATTGCAATAGAAACGAAGACGTGCTCTCCAGCCAGCCTTTGGATCCTTGCGGTGCATCTCTTCTGCCCAGTCACGACCTTCTGTTTCCATTGTGTCTACAGCCTTGCGCTTGTAGTCCTTTGGATTTGTGTGTTCTTTTACAACTAGAGCAAGACCACGATCTGCATTATAGTTTGCAGAGTCTTCATCTAGTTCCTCAATGAAACGGATTTTTACTGATTGACCATCGGCAAGTTTTAACCATCTTACCTTTGGAGAGTTTTCATCATACTTTGGCTTGTCGAGCAGGGCATTAATATTTTTGAGTCCCTTTACTACGCTCATATTTTTCTCCTTCTGTTTGTTATTTTAGTTTAGCATAGATGATATAGATTTGTCAAACTGAAACTCAATGCTTTTAATTGCATCATCATCCATATCCCCTATGTCTTTATATTTTTTATCTATGTTGATTACTGTAACCAATGAGCCAAGTTTTTCAATTAACTTATCTCTCATTATTGATCCAGCCTCATCATTATCTGCAACAAGTACAACGCTATTGAAGTACTTTTCTAACAACTTAATCTGTGACGCAGACACGTTAGCCCCCAGTGTTGCAACTGCTGGGAATCCTACTTGGTCTAGTCTGATTGCATCAAAAGATGATTCAACAACATATACTAGACTAGATGTTTTAACTCTATGTAAATTAAATAATATTTTACCTTTTGGAAGTCCTGGAGTATTCTTAAACTCTTTGCCTTCAACTGATCTACCAACAAACCCAAGAGTCATTCCGTCTGGAGAATGAACTGGTATGGTAACCATATCTTGTTTTTCAGAGTATCCTAAAGAAAACTTCTTTACTGAATCTTCTGTTATAAGCCTATTAGAATAATATCTCATTGCCCTTGGAGATTCTAATGCTTGGTTGTTTAATCTTTTAATTAATACTTCATCGTACTGAATAAAGTCTGGTGGGGCATACATAGCCTTGTTTATTACACTCTCAATGTTTGTTTCTGTTTCTTTACTTTTTATATACCGTGCTGCTTCAAAGTATGTTCTACCAGTTATAAACATAACAAATTCTTCAAGATTTTTTGTGGTTTGGCAACCAAAACAAAAGAATAGCCCACTATCTTTTGCAACCTCAGCAGCAGGCGTTCTTGTATTATTGTGATATGGACAATAAATAATAAAGTCATTGCCAAACTCTGCCTCTATATCAACTCCTGCACCATTTAAAACTCTTTGAATTTGTTCTTTACTATAAATGTTACTTGCCATCTTCGTAATCCTTATACCTATAGTAACCTTTATCGAAATCTACTTGTACTAAAAAGTCTCCCATAAAACCATTTCTATTTTTTCTAAATACGCACTCAATAATATCACTATTAGTTGCACGACCTAATGCCATAACCCAGTCAGCATCGTAAGCAATCTGTCTAGACCACGCAGTTTGTCCAAGTGTTGGAGCACTGCTTAAATCTTTTACATCATCAGGAGTAGCAGATGAAATAGCAATGATAGGAACTTCTTCGCCAATAGCCATTAGTTTAAGTTCTCTTGAAAGGTTCTTCATACGTACCGTTTCATTTTCAGACTTTTGATTTGGAGACATAAGTTGTAGATAGTCAACAATAACAAAGTCTGGTTTGTATTGGTCTATCTTTCCACGAACTACGGATGGGTTAACTTCACCACCATTGTCATTTGAAATAATATGAAACTCTGGCTTGCCTGCCACTTTGTTAGCATGCCAACTCTTAAGCATATCAAGTTCTACTTCACCATTGCTTAGTTTGCGATGAGACCAAATGCCCTCACCCATAATTGCAAATACACGATTACGAACTTCAGTCTCAGACATTTCTAAAGATATTACTAATGGAGACTTACCCTGCTTCCATGCTTGAACTGCAAAATAAAGAGCAAGCCAAGACTTTCCAATTCCTGGATATGCAAGAAACACACCAAGTTGTCCTGGCATAATTCCAGAAGGAAGATAATTATCAAATCCTGGTAAACCTGTTTTAATTCCAACCTGACCAGTTAATTTTTGTTCCTGAATCTTTTCAAAATATGCAAGAGCAGAATCAAGATCCGTAGCATCAATATCACGAATAGCAGAAGTATTTTTCTTTAATTCAGAGGTTTTTGTAATAAGTCCATTAAGTGCTTCTGTGCCATTGCCACCTTGCACTTCACCTGCTGCTGTTCTTAAGATGTCTTTTAGACTATCATTTAAATATTCGGTTTGTAATTCTTCAAGGTGATGTTTTGTTGCTCCAACACCTTCTACTGGAACAAAGTCTCTAAATTTTTCTACAACTAAAGATGCTGGTGGAATAGATCCATTATTATCAAAATATAAACGAATAAAGTTCCATACATCGTTATGGGTTCTAAGAAGGTTTTCTACGTTGGCTTGTAATAATACATGCATTTGTTTATCTTGTAATACCGCTGAAATAACTCTTGCTTCTGTATTATTCACTTAACCACCTTCTTGCTAGTGTTCTTCTCTCAGTTCTTTCTTTAATATCTTTTTCTACATCTAGTTTACCATTAAGAATTTTTTCTGCATTATAAGCAAAATAGTTCCAACTAGGTTCTTGTGCAATACTAAAATAATATTCAAGTAAATCATAACAAGCAGAAATACCATACGACTGTATAAGGGAGTCAGCGGACCACTGCTCTACGTTTAAATTTAAAGATGGCTTTTGCTCATACTTTGCGGTATGCAACTTGCTATATCTGCTAAGCAAAGCCATACGGTCTTTGCGTTCAGCCATTACTCTAGTTCAGCAGCCTCTGATTGAGCCTCTTTAATTTTTTCTGTTAGTTTATCTTCAACAAACTTATATACTCTCTCAAAAGCCTGCTCTGTGTTTTCACCTTCACGCTTAGAGTCAACTACGCCAAGATCAAGTCTTAATGACTGGAAATTGCCTAAGTTAAGAGTATAGCCAAGTGTTATTGATACTTTTGTATTTTCGTTTTCCATTACCCCACCTATTCTTGAATTTAAATATTCTCTGACCAAACAGGAATAAATCTTCCATCTTCAGTCTTCGTATATGTAAGTATACCGTCACCCATTCGCCTTGTCAACTCTTGGCTTGTAGGAATACTATTATTTGTTATTAATCCGTCTTTTCTGGGCTGCCCCATATGTCTAGATCCCAGTATAGCACGTATCTCTTTTATGTGCTCTTCTGAGTAATAAGATCTTATTTGCCAACCTCTTTGACCATTTACTCTTGCTCCAATTGGTGGTGGTATAATTCCATTTTTAATTAATTTTGGCATATACTTTCTATGACGATTAACTAATTTAGCAGTCTCTGCAACTGTGTATGCTCTTTGTCTATTTTTTCTAAAGTCTGTACGAAGACAAGTTTCAAGTCTATCTTTAGTAATATTATAAAACGTAACCATTCCAGTAGAACGAGAACTATGATATAAGCGCACCAAATCTCCGTTTAAAAACCAGAGTTTTTTACTACCCTTTATTACAGGGTCGTTATTGTATTGTTGGCTCTGGATTTTTCCCTTTGCAGTATCCATCTACCTTGCCCACTTTCTGATGGAGGATGAAAAAAATTACGTGAACCGCACAACATACAAAATGTTTCTAAATGATCTACACTGCTATATTGTCTGTCAACAAACATGCGACCATTACATTTTTTACAAAAAATCATACCCCATCCTTATTTTTAATTTGGAATGCCAATAATTATTAAATTAACGGCTAAAGATAAGTCACCAGAGGCACCAAATCTAACAACCCCCTCTACCTTTGATGTTGTTACTGTTTTTAAAATAACGCTTACATTTTGTCCAGCAGGAGTATTTCCTATATTTACTGGAGTTGCTGTTGCTATTGGTTGATATTTAAAGTCACTAGGAAAGTCATAGGAAAAAGATTTTTCAGATGCTGCGGTAACAGTAGAGTTGTTTGCTACTTCTACATAGCCACCTATCATACGGACCTCAGATGTCTTTACGCTTTGCTTTCCAGCACTAACTGTATCAACTGTTGTATAGTTATAGGTTGCTGAAGAAACCTCTGTAGATAACTGATTTACTGTATCAACTAACTTATAGATGTATGGAACATCTAAAGGTTGACCACGCTCTGGTAACGGTACTTTTGCCATTTATTCCTCCTATTTAATTATACCAAAGACTCTACGCCAGAGTCGAAGATAACTAACGATTCTTTTACTTCTTTTACTGATGATGCTATTTGTATTTTTACATGAACTGAAGTTGTTCCTGTATTTAAAAATGAATATGTGTGTATTGGGCTTGTTCCATGATAAGCAAAAGATCCAGCATCAAATTTTACAAATATGTCATATGCTGGTCTATTTAGTTCATCATCCCAAACAGCGGTAATAATAGATGATGTTATAGATAAAGCACCACTAACCGTTTCTGTAGGAACTGCATTTGTAACAAATGTTGGAGACCAGTGAGAGGTTCTGTTTTTATCTTCAGAGATAATTCTATATCTTACAACATACCCTGCGGTTTCTGAGTCAACTGGTGGCAAAGATTCTTTTGGAACAATTGCTTTTTTAACAGCCATTAGGTTACACCAATTGAAAATCTAAACTCAACATAGTTGCTAGTATTAGGAGACTTAACAATTGTTTCTGCATTGTCATTTTTAATAATTGAATATCCAGTTAAGCCATAAAGCGGATTAACTGTAGCAATATTTTCTAGTCTCATTGCATCTAAGGCTATGTAGTAATTTTCTGAAGGTACTCCACTATCAATAACACATGCATATATTTTAACTACAGTTACGGCATCCCAAGTAAAATTTGCACTTGTATAAAGTTCTTGTAGTTGCTTTGATATTACAAAATATCTGTTTGTTTCAAAATCTGCAATAGAGTTTTCTAGATTACCAGAACTTCCATGATTAATTTCTGCTTCAAACCTTGCAAACTCTCCAGTAGTAGTATCTGTTGATGCAAAGTCAACTAAAATTCTAATTGTTTCTGGAATTGCACTGGAGTTTCCATTTTTACTTATTAAAGAAAATGCCAACCTAAGTTCATCTATTGGAGAGTTTCTTGTAAAATCAATATTCGCTCCAGTTAAATGAATATGGTTTGATCCTTCTTCAATTACAAAGTGATCAAGAGTCGGACCACTATCTTCGCTTACTGTAAGATCTGAGTCATCTCCTTGAATTAAAATTACGTTATTTAAAAATCTGCATCTTTCATACCTGTTTGCACGAGAAGATTTATAAAAAATTGAGTTATCAGCATTTGTTTGAAAAACAGAATCTGCTACTGCAATCACATTATCATCTTCTGGATCATCTAACGGTGCGGTAACAGTATCAATTGCTGTTGCTGCGGAAGCGGTATGATGTTGCCAGTTTTCTCCAGTAGTAAATGCAAACACTGTCTTGCTGTCATAAGCGCCAGCAGATGGGTTTGAGCCTGCAGAATATAAACCTACTTCAGATATCTCGTATCTTTCTTCTGTTGGTAGTTCTGCTGTTAATACAATTTTATTTATACCACCCTCATTTACAAAACCTCTAGATGAAATTGGAACACGAAACATTTCAAAATCAAGGTTTTCTTTTGTTGCAAAGTTATCCGCTACATCGCCAGTTTCTAGCGGGGTAGGACCACAGCCAACAGCCAAAAATGAAGCATAAGCAGGGGCTTGACCAAGCATATACTTACCAATAATAGTCTTACCAGTGTTAGTTATCAAGAGGTTATTTCTCCAAATTCCGCTTCATATATTGTACCACTTGTGGTTATTTCTACCTCAATTTGTTCATCAACTTCAAGATTGATAGCCTCAATAATCATATTTCCTGTGTTATTATCTAAATAAACATGTGCTCCATTGGGTCCAGTTCCAGGTTGAGGTATTTTGTTTTCAAGTTTAATTGAAAAATTTGCAAAGTATTTATCAGAAGTTGCCTGTAGACTTAGAATGTTGTTTGGATTATATTGTTGTTGTATTGATGATAAGTTTTTTATAGGTTGATAAGAAACCTGTTGCCCATTTACAATATCATTACGAGCAATATTTATTAACTCATGTCCACCAATGTTTTCAAAAATAAGGTCTGTCATTACCTCAATTGACATACCTTCATCATCAAATAAGACAGTATCTATTGGTGCGGTTTTAACTGGTGGTGGGGGTGGCTGTGCTACTACAGGGGCTACCGCTGTTGGAGTTGTTGCTGGAGTCATTGGTTCTGGATCTACAAATGCACCAGTAAGTGGAGGCTCATAACTATCGTTATTTATATTAGTTGTGCTAGCACCTGAACCATCTGCTAATTGTCCTCTTAATTTATTTGCTGCATTAGATGCTTTAAGCCATTCTGTCATTGCTTTATTAAATTGTTTTTTGTTTAAATCTGGATTATCAAGTTTACGTGAAAGTGCTTCTGCACGAGCATCTGCTGCTGCAATAGACTCTCTTATGTTTGGTGCTGGTGCACTAGTTGGAATTCCTGCTGATTCTGCTGCAGATTTTGCTCTAGTAAATCCTCCATCGTCATAAGCACCCATATTACACCTCCGCCAAATATGTTGTCATGCTTGGTCCGTTATTGCTTCTAGAATATTCAATATTATATACTACAAACCTACTTGAGTCTGAGGCAACAAGGTCTAATCCAGAAGAATCTTTATAATTAATTGTAACAATATCTCCTAGTTGCATTGTTGGAATTGAGAATAAATTTACGCCTACAGATTTTTTAGGATGCATAACTTTATTAATAATCCATCCCATGAGTGCTTGAGCGTCATCGTCTGTTTGAATATAGATGCTGTCAATTGAAAACTCATTTTTTCCATATATCATTCTGCTCTGTCTGATTTCATCATATTTTGCTTTTTCTACAAGAGGTGAAAATATTAATGAATTACCTTGAAATTCTGGATCAGACAAATTACCACGTTTTTTAAAATATTCGTCAACAGTTAATTCGTGAGTTGTGTCTTGTGTAAATGTTACACCTTGAATTCTTAAAAAGTTTCCACTAGTTTCATCAAGGCTTAGAGCAGTATCGGTAGCATTAAATATTAAAAACTCTGCACCATATGAGTCTGCTATAAATCCAGATGTTGTGTATCCTTTAATTCGATTAAATGTTGGAGAAAGTTGAGCATAAAGAGCAGGGTATGCACGATCATACTTGACATCAAAGTATGCACATTCACGCATAATAGAGCCAAACTCTTCAAAGTACATATTATATTTTGGAGGCTCTTGTGCACTAATTCCAGATAGGTGTGTTGCTTGGACAACTCCACTCATTGCATATTTTCTAAATGATTCGTTTGCATTAATCTTACCTTCTGATAACGCTGAAGCAAGAGTTTCTCCTACGGTAAACACTGTATTTTGAGAATAGTTTTCAGATAGTGCATATATATTTTCAAACATGCATCTAGATGAGCCACGAGTAAACAAAGCCATATTGTTATAAATTGGAAGTGGATCTGTGTCATCAACAACTTTAACTAATTTATTATTAATGTATAAATAAAATCTTCTTATCTTGCCAATATCTTCATACTCTACTGATAAATCATATACTGTTGGATTTTCTTCCCCTGCCATTCTGTACTGACCAGTAAAGCGACCATCATCAACAAGAATTTTAGAAAGTCCTCCCCAAAGTTTAATTGGGATAGCATTATTGTTTGAAGAATCTTTTTTAATTTTATAAAAAAGTATATTATTAATTGACTTTTCTGCATTGCCCTTTGTATCAAGTTTAAGATAAGAATTAATATTATCTTCTGTTAATGCAACTATTTCAAAATAATATCCATTATTTGTTTCTGGATTAAGCAATACTGCAAGACCTCCAGATCCACCGCCAATGCTTACTGTTTGGTCTGGCTGTGTTCCAGATGTTTGATAATAGGTTGTGCTACCAATTGGCGTCTGCGTTCTACTCGTATTGTTTTCTATTTTACCTACAATCCTAATCCTAGTTCCAAAATGCTTATATGCATTATTTAAATTTTTATAAACATATGAAACAAAGTTTAATGGAACTTCTGTAGTTTTAAAAGATGGACCATTCATTACAAAAGCAGATGACTGGATAGTTCCAGACTGTGTTGATTTTAAATTATTTACTTGAGTTTCTGTTAAATAATTTGTAGCCATAAAGTTTTTAATTACTCCATTACGGGTAGTCTGCCTTGCTAACACATTGTTAATTCCAGCGGCACCAGACGTAGTGGATGGATAGGTCACATCTTCATCTAATTGTGTTGTAAATAAGTATTGTGACTGCATATCTAATCCACGAATATACTCATTGTCAGACCAGTACGTTTCTATTCCTGCTGTATGGGATGTTATAGTTGTTCCAAATTGTGCACGTCCATGGTCTACTACCGCTCCATTTTGTAATCTAGTTATGCCATCAACAGTTTCATAATATGGAGTTGCATATATTCTAACCAAGCCTGTTGGATATATTTTTCCATTAAACGGTAGTGATGAAAAATAACTTTGATATTCTTGATTGCTACTAATATAAACATTTCCAGTTCCAGTTATGTTAAACTGTACTGCATCATATCTAATAATTTCTCCGTTAGAATAAAAATATCCTTGATACCTAGTAAGCCAGTAAACGTTTTCTCCAAGATCAAGGATGTTGTTTGATAGTATGTGGTTAATAACTGTAGGGGCTGAAGAAGAAAGATCAGAATTTAATGGCATAGCGCCTAAAACATAATTGCTTTGTTTTGCTGCAACCTCATTAATAGTTTTTGTATTTTCTGTTCCAGATACTTCCCACAACAAGGATGGTTTATAAATCCATGTTTTATCCTGATCAATCATGCTTGATTGTTTTATTGAGCCATAAGATCTTTGAATATATCTAGTTGTATAGTTAATCTTTCCATCATTATAAATTTTCTTATCTTTAGATGCTATAGAAATAATGTTTGGCAAATTGCCAGATGTTGAGTTTTCAACAACTCCCGCATCTATTTGATTTGTTGATCCAGACAGGACAAAATCTGTGTTTCTTTGATCTGATGTTGGCATTAAATAATCTTTACTCATTACAATAAAATTATTATATTCATCAAAAAACATTGCTGTTTGTGTAGCAAGTGCTAATTGATTTAATACTTGAGCAACGTTTTGATCTGGTGCAACAAAGAAAAATGGAATTACTGGATCAGATTCGCCATCAACCCTTCTAAACACATAGTTGCTAAAACCAATATAATCAAGCAAAGTCGTTATTGCATAACTTAAAGATGCCTGAGTTGTCAATAATCTTGGGGCTGGCATTGATTCTAAAAAGAAAAAGAAATCTCTAAGTTCTATAGATAATGTTCCACCTGTAATATCTGCTTGTGGAAAACCTTCTGAATATAATGTCTTAATAGGAATGTAATAGTCAAACCCTTCAACATCAAGAATAATTTCATAGAATGTAAATTTAATGTTTTTTCTAACGTAGTCTGCAATAATGCTAGTAGAGTTTTGATCATTAAATGCTTGATCATCATCAAACAAAGATAATTGACCATTAGATGCAAGTAACTGTCCTACTGGAAGAGATGTAATTCCTATGTCAGATAACGTTTTTGTAATTTTATAATCAATAACTTTGTCAGAAATATCAACTACTAATCTTGGAGACATCTCAATTAGGTCAAAAGTAGAGTCAGCCTTATTCATAACATCTACAACAATTCTAATTCCATCAAGATAGGCAAAGTCACGATAGGTTACTCCACCCTCTGTATCATTTTCAAATGATGCTGGGGAAGTTAAATCGGTTATAAAGTTTGTGTTTAAGTTAATTGTTTCAGATCCTAGTTGCCATGCGTACTCTGGTGAAAATGTTGCATAATCTCCATTGGTCCAGATGTACATTGTTCCTCTGTCCCCTGCGTTTTCTATTACAAGGTATGCATATCCTTCAACATTAGATTCTGGTAATAAGGTATCTGAAGAAAGAGTGTCAGCAAATACAAAAGTTGAACGGTACTCTTCTGGAATAACTAAACCATACTCCAACTCTACATATCCATCTGACCCAATAATAGGCTCTCCAGACGCAAGCGTATCGTTTTCTCTAAAAGAGTATGCGTCTATCCATTGATTGCTTTTAAGATATTGAATCTTCCATCTAGCGGGAGTTGTTCTATTTGTATCTCCATATAATGGGTCTGGTATCGATCCCGTGCTTGTTGCAAATGGTCCAAGATCTACATCTCCTACATTTGTTTGCATTTTTACGACAAGTCTATTTGCTGGGACACTTTCTTTGTAAACAACAAATGGAACCGCATCATCAATATAATGCAAGTCATTAGAAACAATACTTGCAATTCCTCGTTCAATATTATTTTCTGTTCTATAAGATGTCCAGTATCTAAATTGGTCATATCTAGATGGCATATAATATCTTGGTCTTTGTGCCATAGAGGCACCAGAGTTTGCAAAAAATCTATTATTAAAAAATGCTGCTTTGTTAATTCCAGACCTTGGTCTAAATGGGTTTAAGCAATCTTCTAAAGAATAAATTAGTTTTAGTTTATCTTTTTTTAGTGTAAAACTTTGTGGGGTATTATTATCTTCAAAACCACCATCAACAACAACATCTGCATCTGTGGCTCCAGTATAGTAGTTGCCAGCATCTAGGGAGTCAAAATCATTTGGCAAGGTAAAGTATTGAGATGTATTGTCTGTTGGGCGATAGCGATAATTGCCAAGTTTGAATATATTATCTGGCATATTCATGTTCCACTCAGCCAAAACTAATGACTGTAACTTAACAGTTGCTGATGTTTCTAGATGTGTCTTTAATTCTTGTCCTTCAAACACCCTAGACCTCTTCCAGTGTTACCGATATATTCCAAAGATCATGATTGGTGCCACCACGTTTTACAATAGAATAATTAAAGTCAGAAATATAAACTTGCATTATTTGATTGTATTGTGCTAGATGTCCATATGAAGCATCTGTAATTTCTCCATCAACTGGGAAGTTACTGTACTTATCATATGCCAAATACATCCAAAATGGACCTTGATGGTTTTCATACCAAGAAAGTAACTCTACTCCACCTGCTCCACCATCTGCTGTAAACTCTCCTGTTGTATTTTTATAATCTGATGTTCCAGCAGAATCAAACCCAGCATCTTGATAGTATGCTCTTGATGGTAGATTATTCCAAGACACTGACATATTTAGTTTGTCTGCAATATGATATGAACGCATACGACCGTTGATGGTTCTTTGACGTTGTTCAATTCTAACTGGTGTAAATTGTAACTCTCCACGATTATGATCAGAAAGTATTAAGAACTGGTCTATTAGGCTATTAGCAGTGCCCTCTGGGACTGTAGCGCCTATTTCAAGCCCTGTTGGTACATATACTCCATCTACAAGAGTTCCTGCATTCTCAGACCATAATAGGGCTTGTGGTCTTTGATATCTTTTTCTACCCGTCAAATATGCGGCGGTAGCCATTATCTTTGTCCCCTAATTCTTTGATTATCAATATACTTAATCTGTCCAATTACTGCTCTTGCAATATCGTTTGGATTAGCATTTGATTGTGGTACGTTAATTCCCACATTATAATTATACACGCTACGAGAGTTGTCATTGACAGATGTTACTGCCCCAATACCCGCACCTTGACCATCATATGATGACCCTATCATTGATGGATACTTAGACTCATTTAGCATTGATAGCAGTGGACCAAATTCTTGGCTAGCCTTTTTATTTATTACAAACTCTCCAGGAGTTAACATTGCTGGCACAGTATCTGAACCAATTCTTCCACCAACAGCCATATATTTAGGAACCATTCCACCCATAGACATTGGCATAATCTTTCCACCATACATGTTTGGTTTACCCTTTGTTGCAGGGCTTCCACTGCTAGTTGTAATTGTATTAATAATATGAGTTGTAGTTACTGTTCTATTTAATGCAAGAATTCTATCGAGAACTCCTTGTGCTTTATCTTGAGTTTTTTTAATTTCATTTTGATATTCTATAGCCCTAACTTTGGCTAATTCATCTGCAGTTGTTTTATCTTCCCAATATTGTTTTTGTTGATTAATAACTTCAAGATCTGCATCTTTTAAATCAATGGTTTTTTGCAAAGACTCTCTTGCTGCAACTAAAGCATTTTGTGCTGTTAATAATTTACCTTGTTGAATAGTATAAATTTGATCTTCTTGTAAACGAATTGCTGCTGTAGCGGTAGCCTTTTGTTGTTCTAATGCAAAAACTTGTTTTTCAATTTCAAGTTGTCTTGCTGCAATTTGGTCTTTTGTTAATCCTGTTGCACTTCTTAAGCCAGAAATTTCTGCTTCTCTTGCTGCCTGCAAGACACCAGAACTTCTTCCCATTGCATTTTTTGCTGCATCTGCTCTAAGTTGTTGTGCAGCACTAGCAGCAGCGGCTATATCTCCTCGTGATAAGGCATCTGCAAGACCAAGTCTTCCCTTTTCTTGTTCTGCAATTTCTTGATTGATTTCAGAAATTTTTGTAAGTGCTTTTTCTTGTAGGTCATATTTAGCATTAATTCCTTCTGCTGCTCTATCAATATCTTTTAATTGTTCAGAAAGAAGAGAAGATTCAGACTGTAAAGCCTCGATTGGTCGATTAAAGGTTAACTCAATATTTCTTTGTTTTTTCTCTATAGAGTTTTGAATTCCTGATATTTCTTTTTCTATTCCATCTACTGTTTTTTGTGCAGTTTCTATTGCTGCTTCGCCAGTTTTAATTGCATTTCTGTATTTAGCCTCAATACTTTTTTCTACAACATCAAACATTTCTTCAGGTGACAAGGGTGCATTCTTGGCTTCTGCATTTACTTTTTTAATTAATCCAAGAAGAGTTTTCCATTGTGTTGAGCCAACTTTTGTTGTTGCTAATGCTGCAGCCAAAATTGGATTTTTTGCTGCTTCAAATGCTTTTCCAGTTTCCATGCCTACGGATTTTAATTTGGCATATGCCACTCTAGTATCCTTTAGTTCTTTTCTTTGTGCAATTAAATCTTCTTTTGCTAATGTAAATGGACTTTTCTTAGGTGTTCCTGTATTTTCTGTATCTTTAAATGGGTCTGTAGGAACAACCTGATTTGCCATTTTATCTTGAGCAAGCGTTAACTTTTCTAATTCTTTTCTAGCCTTTTCTGCCACTCCTGGAGTTTTATCTAACAATCTATTAAAAATATCTTGAGGAATAAAAGTATTAAGTAAAGACGCCCTTAACAATAACATTTGTGAATCATAGTCTTGTATCCCAGCGCTTGCTTTAGAAATCTCAGGGCTTACATTAAGTAAGGCTTTATCTAGAAGCAACATTCCAGCAGTTCCTTTAGGGATTGTTGTTGCCAGGGCTGCTATTTGCTTATTATATTCGTCTGCTTTAATAGTTTGATTTCCAAATGCCGAAGTTAAATTTGTCATAGTATTTGCAAGTGCTGCAGATCTTATATTTAATTCTTTTTGTTGTTCTTTACTTAAGTCAATTGTTTCTGGTCCTAAAATTACTCCACCTCTGCCACCACCAACAACTTTTCTTGTTTTTTTAATTCCACCTTCAAATGCTTCGTTAAATCTTGTTGCTGTATCGTTTGCTAATTTAATTGCAGCGGCTTTTCCTTCTTCTGTAGATAAATCAATTTGTTTAAATTTAAAAGCAACATCTGTTTTACCAGCCTCTTCACCTAATGCATCAATATATGCTTTTACCGCATCTTTTGTAAATCCTTGTCCACCTAAATCTAGTGCAATAGAATTAAAAGCAATTTGTGCTTCTTCAACTGTTCCAGTTTTAATAGCCTCAATGTCTTTTTTATATTTATCTAAAAATTCTTTATTACCTCTTAATTCATCTACTGCAGTTTGTTCTGCAGCATTAAGTTGGTTAGCACTAACTCTTGCTCCAGATCCCGCTCTTGCTGTTGGTGTTTGACCTAATAGACCTGCTAAGAATTTAACTTTGTCACTTGTCATAGTCATTGCATCTGCAAGACCCTCTGTTGCCATTCTTTCTTTTTCTTTTGATGCCTTTATTAAATCAACAACCTTTTTTAAACCAAGCAAACCACTTAATACTAACCCTACTGGTCCTAAGAATCTTGCAATCATTCCACCAAACCTTAAAAGATTTGGAAGTAGTTGTTTTATTCCTCCAGAAAATAAACCTGTAGCAATTTTTGCTTTACTGTCTGTAGTGGCTCTAACTAATAATCCAGCGGTTAAACCACGCTCAGTTGCAAGCCTTGCTATTCCGCTCTGAGTTAATAAACTTGTTATAGCCTGTAGGGCAAACATTGCTGTTGTTACTTTAAATATTGAGCCAGACATTTCTCCTAATTTACCGCCAGACATTGAGGCTACACCAGCAAGAGAAGATATTGCAAAAGAAGAACCCATTAAGCCTCTGTCAAATGATCTTAATCTATCGTTCATTGATTTTATGTTTGTTGCAGTTGCTCTAACACCTTCATTAACTTCTTTACTCATTGGAACATTTGCTGCTACGGCTCCAGTGGTTGTTGTTGGAATCGTTGGTACTGGTTGACCTGGTGCTCTAAATGGAATAGTTTTAACTCCACCAACTGCAGAATTAGCCAAATTTGTTCCTGATCTTGCTACATCGTCTTGTCTATTAGCCATTCCTACTTCAAGACCACGAGCAATGTCTTCACCAATTGGAATTGTTTTTCTTGACGGAGAACTTGTTCCTGCTGCTTGAGCAGTTGCACTTATCGTTGCACCAACAACTTCTCTACTTTGTCGTTCAACAACCTTTTTATAAGCAGTAACATCCCCTTTAGCCAATGCTTCAACATAAGATGGATCGCTTACTCTAACATTAGCAACTGCTCCTGCTGCTGCTGCCATATATGGGGTTTTGTTTCTAGGATTTTTAACATCTTGTGCTGCAAAACCACTTAATAATGCATAATCTGCAGTTGTCTGTGGCTGATTTCCTCCTGCAAGTCTTGAAAATCTTGTTTTAACTGCTTCTGAAGACATTCTTAATTGTTTTGCTACATCTGCTACTAAGTCATCAACTTTATCTGTTTCATTAGCAAACTGAAGCATTCTACCTTTTGCTTGCTCCATATATTTATTAATAGCACTACTATCTGCTTGCAAATTTGTTGGGTCCCAAATTTTTTCTCCACTTGGTCCAGTTGCCAACGACTGCTCTATGTGCGCTGTGTCTTTTCCAATAATATTATTTCTTTGTTCTAGTGTTAATTTATATTCTTTTAATGCTTCAGTAATCGCATCTTCTTCTTTTTGTCTACTTTGCCAATCCATTGCAGCAGTTTGTTTTTTAATTGCTGCAGGTGCTGAATAACTTTTTTCTCCAAAACCACCAATAGCAGATTTAGGAACGTTTATTGATCCAGCCTGAATTCTTTTTTGTAATTCTTTTCCAAAACTTTCTACACTTATGCTTGCTCCTTTGAGGCTTTCAACAATATCTGGAACAGCATTAACTACTAAATCTTTAACAGCGGAATCAAGTTGATTAATTACTTGTTCGATTCTTGAAGCAGTAGCCTTTCTAGAAAATGTAGCCTCTGTGCCAAATAAAGAACCAGGAACTGATCCAACGCCCATTTCATATCCAGGAATATTTCCTGCAACCATACCTTGAATTAATGGTCCGTATTTTTCTACAAACTTTGCAGGAATAACCGCTTCTCCTGGAGATAGCATTGCTGGAACTATATCTCCTGCACCCTTTGGTCCAGGGACTGAAACAATACCGCTTGCTAATTTTCTGACTGCTCCTCTTGGTGGCATCATCATGCCAGGATTATTAAGCATGAAAGATTGACCTGCTCTAGTGGCACTTTGATATGCAGCAATTAATTGTTGAAGTGCTGCTGTCTCAGCAGTAAAACTTTGCGTTAGTCTTGCATGTGATTGATCTAATGAGTGAGCAGCAGCGGCTGCTTCAAGTTGTTCTGTATTTAAATATTGTGTTTGTTCTCCAAGTATTTGTGATTGACCAGTTAGTCTTAAATATCCTTGGCGTAAAAGCATTACTCCTTTTAGTCCATTTGCAATTGCGTTAGCAACTAAACCAAAAGTCATTAAAAATATTGGACCAATAGCACCTATTCCAACTGTTAAAAATGTTATAAGTTTTTTAGTCCCATCTGAAAGATTTCCAAACTTTTCTAATATTCCACCAACAAACTCTACAATTGGTGTTGCTGCTTCTAGGAATGCTTTTCCAACTGGAACAAGTGCAAGTTTAAGATCTTCAACGCTCTTTTTAAACTTATTCATTGAGGAATCTGCAGTCATTCCTAATTCTTGTTCAGATAAATCAGAAAGTTCTTGTACTGATGAATTTGCTAAACTAAGAACACGAGCAGCCTGATTTCCATCTTTTGCAACGTTAGCAAACAGTGTTGACAAACGAGCAAATTGGAACTTGCCAAACATTTGTTCAATTGCCTGTGCTCTGTTAAGAGGGTCTAGTTGATTTAAGGCAGTTGCAAACTCAATTACTGTTGCCTTTAAATCACCTTTGTTTTTTACAACAATTTCTTTTGCATTAATTCCAAAATTAGCAAGCATTTCTGATGCTTTTTTAGTTGGATTAATTAACGCTGCAAGACCAGACTTAAGTGCGTTTGCACCTTCTGATGCATTAATGCCACCCTCTTTCATGGCTGCAATAAAGAATGTTAAATCTTTTACGTCGCCACCCAATTGCTGAATAACTGGTGCTACCTTTGGAATAGCGGTAGTAATATCATCGAGAGATACAACGGTTTGGTTTTCTACTGCGTTTAAAAAGTTAATTGAGTCTGCAAGTTTGTCAGATGACATGCCAAATGCATTTTGTAAAGAAATGGTTGTTTCAAGTGCTTTTTGACTATCAACCTGACCTAATACAGAAAGGCGAGTTGCTTCTGTTGTTTGACGCTGTAAGTCCAAACCTTGAAAGCCTGCTGCTGCCGCTTCTGCGGCTAATCCTACTGTTTGAGAAACAGCAATACCATATTTAGTAAACTGTCTTCCAAGTTCTGTAATATTGTCTAATGCTGCCTGAGTCTCAGCCTTTGGTGTAAACAAATCTCCATAAACCTTTTTAAATTTAAGCGCCTGCACTTCCATATCCATAAAGGTTTTTGTTGCGGTAGATCCAACAATAGATAAAGGTATTGTAAAACCAACCATAAGTTGGCGACCAGCCCACTGTGTATTTTTACCAAAGTTTAATAGGTTGGTGGTGCCTTGCTTCATTAACTGATTAAATAATGCTTGTTTCTGTGCTGCAATGGCTGTTCTTGTGCCATAGTCTTGCATATTAAGAGATGTAGGTCTAATGGCAATTGCTTCCATTGCCCCGCTGGCATTACGACCCATCTTAATGTATTGGGTTTGTAATGTTTTTACACGTTCTTCGGCTACCTTGCCAATTGTGTCGAACTCTGACCTAAATAATCTGCCAAAAGTTTTTGTAGATGCACCAGCATAGCGGAAGTACTCCCGCATTGAAAATTTATTTTTTTCTAAAGAGTTAGTAAAAGACTCTGCGCTAGTTCTTACCGTCCGAAGTTCTGCAGAAAAAGCACCAATTGAATTGATACTACCAAGTAGGTTTTTCTGCAGAGACTTCTGAGCGATTGTTGCGGATTCGCTAGACTTAGCGATAGAAGAGTGAAACTGAGATATCTGTCTCTGTAAAGCCTTTAGTTGTGCTAACGCTTCAGACGTATCTATATTTACGCCAATATTAGCATTAACATCAGCCATGTATCACACCTTCTTTAATATGTAGTTATTCCTGTGAATTAAGAATGTCTGTAACAGATGACAGATTAATGCCAGATGCTGCTTCAACAATTTTATACACAGTTGGAAGATCAAGAAGATCTTCTAATTTTTGAATGTCTCCAGCCAATTCTGGCTTGTATTGCTCCATAGCAATTTGTACACACTCAACTAACAGAGTCATTGATTTCTCATTGTCCTCTGCAACCTTAGCCACCCCTTCAAACTTCTTCATAAACGGACGAAGAAGAGAGATTTTTAACGGGCGAACTGTTATTTTTGTTCCATCGATAAGGGTGACTTGGTCAGCCTCATGCACGGTTGTCGCCATATTTCCTCCTATAGGTTATGTCAATTATAGCATAGGAAGGCTATTTTGTTAGGTCTTCGTAATCCAATCCCATGCCAATACCAAACCCTGCTTTCTGAGCAGTTGGACCTTGTAGTGCTAAAACATCATTTGAATTATTTGTTTGACCACCACTAAACACTCTGGCTTTCATATCTTCCCACTCTTTTTGACCACGGCTTTTGTCTGACTGCCCCTCTAAATCTACACCTTGAATTGCTGCTAAAAATTTTTTCTCAGTATAGTCTAATTCTCTGCTTACTTCTAGTGTTGCGATTAATTCAGGCATTGAAAGAGATTTTTCTAATTCCTGATAATCTTTCCAAATACCCAGCAAAAATACCTCAGACTCTAATTTTGCAAGGTCTAGACTTTCCCAGGTTTGACCACTATCAAGTGCCTGATCTTTAACTGGCTCTTGAGATTTTTTATTAATACGAATACCAGCAGATGTGTCTAAAACTTTATAAATTGTTGGCATATCTATATTGTCTTCAACTTGTTCTACCGTGCCAGATATTTTAGGATAATACTGCTTCATACAGATTCTAACACATTCTACTAAAACCACCATGGCTTCGTCATCATTTTTTGTATTTTTGATATTTTCAAAGGCATCCATAAATTCACGTAAATACTTGATCTTTAATGGGACTATTTCTAATTCAGTGCCATCAAACAAATATACGATTTGACTGTTATATATTGTGGTTGCCATAGAATTCCATTTTACCACAAACAGCCTTAATACACAAAAAAACCCACTTCCGAAGAAATGGGTTTTGATGTTTTAGAACTAATTAAGAAAGTGTATCTCCGAAAGTACGGTCTACGATCTTTCCATATGATCCAGAAGTATCTTCTGGTAATAGACGGAATGAAACTTCAAACATTGAAGGCTCATCACGCTTGGCTGAAACTGTTACGTTTTCGATTGACAAAGCACGGTATGCTGTGTAAACACGTTCTACGTCTGCAGAGGTAGCACAGTCACCTGTACCTGGACCTACTGCAACAATTCCACGCTCTACTGGACATTCACCTAGTTCACCTGCAGAAAGGTTAAGAATCCGTCCTGAGTGAGTAGCCTTGTTTCCAGTTAATTGTGCATCATCAAACGCTAATGCAAGAAGCAAGTTTTCTAGGGTTGCTTCAGCAAAAGCGGTAGCAAGATTAACCTGCATACCTTGCTTGTAAAGTTTTGCAACGTCAAGAATTTGATCAACCTGTACTTCACCGAAGTCTGGTTGGAACTGTAATTCAAGACCGTTCATTGTATAACCTACGTTAGTGTAGTCTGCATCACTAGAAAGTGTTTCTCTGAATGATACTTCAGTACTAAAGTTTTCCAAAGTGCTTGGAGTTAGGGTTGTGTCTGCAACAAAAAGTGCTGCTGCACCAACGATAATGTTGGTCGAACTTCCACGGCTATATGGCATATTTATTCACCTCTTTCATAAGAATAGATATTAAGTTGTATGGCGTTTGTGTTTCCTCAGTACTAATTATAAAGCCTTTTTATGAGTATCTTTGGGATACCGCATCTATTGTGTGGTAGTCATACTCAATCACTAGTTTATTTAAAAATAGGGTTCTGGCTGATGCTAACTCTGCTATATCTCTTGACTCGTCTGCCTGATATACCTTTATATTATGGAAATATACGTTTGGGGTTATAGTTTGATCGTTTTCATCTTTGATTTCATTTGTGGCTACCCAGGAATTTAGGTCTTGGGCTGCCGCATCTTCTCTGTCTAAGCATTCAATAATTACTCTGGTAGTATCAAACAGTTTTGAAAGGTTTGGACCATAAATAAAATATACCAACTGCTCCCTTTTATTTCTATAAAATGGGGTAGGTCTAAACCTAATAAGCCTATCGAACATGATAACTACACCATCTGGATTGTTACGAATGTATAAACTATCGTTATAAACATCTTCTATATTCATTGGGCTTTGTGCAGGGAAGAATGGTTGAAATGGGTTAGGTCCTGTTGGCATTAAGCCAAACTCTTGAAGTTCGCTATTAATGAAAGCATTTAAAAATGTTGGCGGGAAGCCAGTTTGAGTAGATACATTAAGGGTCATAGGACTATTCTACACCAATCTTTGCATTAGCAATCCATTTAAATCCAGTCTCTACGCCTTTTGATTTACCGCTCTTAGATCCAGCCTTAATGTTTTTCTTGAATAAGGTTGGCTTTTTAATATAATCGTAGATTCCGCTAGCACGTAAAAATGACTGTTTAAAATATCTAAGCATAAACTCATCTACTGTTCTTTCAAATGATCCTTGAACAAAATCTCCTCCAGGGTTTCTAACTGTTACAGACTTTTTAGTAAATATTGTTTCTCCACCTTGGTTAAATGCAAGAACAGATGATCTTTTAGGGGTAATAGTTACTGAAATTCCCTCTTCCATAATTTTTGCTTTATTGTAAAATGGAACATTTGAATCTTCTTTAACAGTTCTTGATTGTCTAAATTTTGAATTTACAGTTAGTCCAAGATTACTTACGGTATAGTCAATATCAAACAATCTCGCATTTGGACTGCCTGTTTGATACCATTCATATACGTGGTGTAGTGCTTGTGGGTTACCTCTTGCAGAAACGTCTACATAAGCAGCCAAAGCCTGAATTGTTCCAGCACCAAGGTTTTGTAAAAAGATTTTTTTACCTTTTTGAACTCCATCTAAAAAACCAAAGGCATACTGAACGATATTGTTCATTTGCTTGTCAAAACTTTGTGTATTAGTTCTGACTATCATTAATCGCCTACAGTCTGGTTCTCTGTTCTACGTAGTACCATCTTATAATATTCTATTGATTTAAATGGTCCAGTAAAAGGCTCTACGGTTGCTACCTCATAAATTGTTCCACGACCAAACCTTGCCCCTGCTGTTTCTTTATATATTAATTCATCATTTTCAAAACGAATATTTGTTATTAATATGTTGGTAGTAGCATTTTCTGTTTGAGTTGAAGATGTTCGTGGATCACTTTTAACTCTTGCAATAAGTTTATCTTTATTTTGTAAAAATATTTCTGGCTTAATATTTTCTTGACCTTTTGCACTATCTGGCGCTGCATTGCATGATATTGTTCTGTCGAAAACCCAGTCTTTTGTTGCTTGACCGTATTGGGTCTGTTTAATAATAGGATGATAAACATCAGCCTTCATTGGATATAAAAAATCTGTTGTTTCACAGGTTGTCACTATAAAACTCCTGGACGTATAATCGTTTCTTTATATTTATCTAGTATTTTATCTACCAATATGTTTCCAGTACCCTCTGTAAACCCCTTGCCATATTCAATTTTAAACTGATCTGTGCTATAGTTTTTAACATATCTCTTGTAATAATCTAATCTGCCACATTTAATATCATCTATTAACATTAATGTTGCATCTTGAATATCGTAAGGAACAACCTTATATCCTGTTTCTGCTAGAAGGATATAGTCTGCTCCTTCAGGAAATGCAACTCCAGGAACAACGGTTTGTGTATGACCACTATCTTCTGTATCAAACATGCTAATAGAGTCTGAAAATCCTAATGGAATACGGGCATATCTTCTTTCTGCACGATTTATAGAGTCAGTTGATTCTAAAGGATCTTTAGTGATTGCTGTTTTATCTTTAGTAATTACAAAAGTATAATCTATTAATTCTGGTCCCTCTGCATCATCTACGTCGTACACTAGTTGTGAATTTTCATATACTTTTAAAATTTTGTGAGTTTTTTTCCAAAGCGGTAAGTAGTCATTTCCTTGTCCAACAACCTCTAAATAGGTTCTGTCATAATAAAATCCACCAACCGCAGCATCAATAATTGCTCTTGCTAAATTTTCATAACCCTGATAAAGTGCTATGTCTGTTGCTGTTCCAGATGTAGCAAGTGGTGTAGGGTCTACATAAGGTCTCATAATTTCTAGATTATCTTCTACAACAATATCTCCACGAACAAGGGTTGCTCCAGAAGATCCACCATCTTCATAAATTGTTAAAGCATATGATTTGTCATATTTAACAAAGTCATCAGTTAAAGAATAGGTAATTTTTTTGCTTGCATTAGATGTAACAGACTCTTCAATCTCTGTTAACTCTGCAACGTTTTCAATAACAAGTATATAGTCAGCGCTAGCGTCTGGAACTGTATAGGTTATAGAAAGTGGATATGGGGGAAGACGTAGTATCTGCATTTTTATTTACCGTAGTATGCGGCTAACTCTTCAGGTGAGGCAACTCTTACCAACCTGTGTGTTAACCACTTTTCCGATGCCTCCTTTGAGACTATGTTGTATCCTACTTTTAAAGCACCCAGATTGTCCATATGTAGGTTTCTTTGTGAATATAGGGCTACTTTGTTTATTAGTGTTGCTGCCTTGTCTGCTTCTTCTACCCGCTCTTCTTTATTTACTGGGGGTATCCAACTAGCAAGAATTTCTAATATTTCAAGTTTAGTAGTTGCGTCAAATAATTCTATTTCTCTTTTTTTTGCATAAGATTTTAATTCCATTACGGTTTTACTTGATAATTCCTCAATTGTTAGATCCATAATTCTCCTGTGCTCATTTGTAATTATACCAGAATAAGAATAAGGAGGGTAGTTTTTACGCTACCCTCCCTAATATTTGATCTTTTAGATCTTAGGAATCAGCACTATCTGAGTCAACATAAGCGACTGCATCTAGTTCTTCCCATTGGATACCAAAGCGTACGAATACTGTGTACTCAATTGTATCTTTCTTTGGCTTGTATTCACGGTTTACAGTGATGTCTCTTTGGAAACCCCATACACGGTTCTGAGGGAATGTCAAATCGACATAACCTGCAGGGTAGTAAGGAACTTCAAGAACATCTACACCAAGTACACGAGTAGTACGTGAGTTACCTAGTGTCTGTGCTCCACCATCAAGGAATTCTTGACGGTTTGCTTGTGTGCTACCAACACGATCTGAGAACGCTTGTGAAATAGCATCTGCTAATGTACCGTTGTTACGAACAATACCAGCAAAAGCATCAGTACCTGCGTAGAACTTAAGATTGCTCTTAAGTGCACGATACTTACGAGGCATTGCTAATAGCAAGCCTTGCATTACTGATGTTGTGTAGTTGTTGTCTGAAACTGTTGCAGCATACTCGTGAGCGTCGTTTCCAACTGTTGTACGAGTTTGCTTGATAAAGCCAGGCATGATTGAAAGGAAGGCATCTGCGCCTGATCCTAAACCATTGATAGCAAGATCTTCAATATCATTTGCGAAAGCATTGGTCATCAAGCGAACTAGATGATCTTCAAGTGCTCCACCTTCAATATTGTCTTCAAGTGCTTCTGTTGATACTTCCCAATCAAGACGAATCTTTTTTGTAGTAAGTTCAACTTTTGTAAAGGTTGCGCCGATGTTTGTATAATCTGGTGCACCTTGTGCTGCTGCACGGATTACACGCTCTCCAACGTTGACCTTTTCGATCTCCATTGTGTTAGCACGCATTGTAACTCTACGACCATCTTTAGCGAGAACTGTTGCATCCCACACATAGTCGATGAAGCGACGTGCTTGTTCTGGTGCTAGAATACCACCTGCTGCGCCTGTTGGGT